GGCGCGCAAAACTTAACAAAACTTAACATCAAAAAGGCTATCAAAGACAAGTTATTAACAGACAAAATAAACCCTACATATGTGTTATCAGGTATAAGCACACTAGCAGAACAGTCTAGTAAAGATAGTGATAAATTAAGAGCATACGAATTACTAGGCAAATATCTCAAGCTATTTACAGATATAAATGACAATAATAAACCAACAGAGATCATTTTAAAACTAGGCATTGATAACGAATTAAGCGAACTAATAGACAATACAAAGGAGGCATTAAAACCTAGCAAAATAGAGCCTGAAAACGTTAAAACCATAAAATAACCATTTATTTAGATAGTTATGCAATCAATATGGTATGTTGTCTATATATTGCCAACAGGTTAGAATGAAGAAGAAGTGCCGAAAAACGCGGGCTTATATAAAATGTACGTTATAATAATTTGCTAGATTGTCAAGTAAGCTATTACACCTGTAGCCTGTGATATTGTGCGACATACATCAAACCGCCTGAACTTAATACAAACCACCTATACACCCTAGTCTATACAATGTCGCACAATGTTAAATAGTGGTGGGGGCATCGGCACCCCCTCACGCCCCCCCATAAAAATTTTTCGGTACCATCCAATTCACGAAAAAAGTCAATTTTGAATTTTACCATATTTTTAGCATATTTTTATGCTAAATAAGATAAGGCTAATATTTTCAATTTTTAAAATAAAGGTTTATAATCTGCGGTATGAGTTCATTGGAATTAACACTTTATACACCTCACCCAAAACAACTTGAGATACATAAATCACCTGCCCGATTTAAAGTACTTAATTGGGGTCGTCGTACCGGTAAATCCGTCTTTGCAATCAATCACACCCTAATAGAAGCAATGAAACGCCCTGGTCGTTATTGGATTGTTGCCCCTACCTACCGACAAGCAAAAAACATTTATTGGCTTGAAGTTATCCCCCAATCAATACCAAAGGAGGTAATCCAGAAAAAAAATGAACAAGAACTCACCATCCACCTTATAAATGGCTCTGTGATTGAACTCAAGGGTGCTGATAACCAAGATTCATTGCGTGGTGCTGGTATCAAGGGACTTATCTTAGATGAGTATGCCTTTATGTCACCTACCGTTTGGGAAACCATCCTTCGCCCTACACTTGTTGATTCAGGTGGTTGGGCTGTTTTTATATCCACTCCTAAGGGATTTAACCACTTTTATGACTTAGTTGAGTATGCTTCCACCCACGACAACTATTTGTACTCACACGCCACCTCTTATGACAATCCACACATACCAGATAATGAAGTTGATGACTTAAAAGCTGATTATATCGCCAAGAACCGTGAAGATGAGTTCTACCAAGAATACATGGCTGAATTTAGAAAGATGACCGGTCTTGTTTATAAGTCCTTTGATAGGAAAATACACGTTGTTGACCCTAAAGAAGTACCAGAATACGGATCTCACATACTAGGAATCGACTTTGGTTTCACAAATCCCCTAGCTGCTGTCTTTGTACTTGTCGATAAAGACGATAATTGGTGGGTATATGACGAGGTTTACGACAAAGAACTTGTTACTGAGCAAGCAGTTAACATCCTTCAAACCAAAATGGGTAATAATCGTTTCACATCTATCATAGGGGACTCCGCCGCTGCCCAAGAAATCAGCAATTATAACAATGCAGGCTTACCAGTTAAACCTTGTAACAAGACCAAAGACTCAATTATGTCTGGTATTCGCACTATTAGCGACAAATTGAAGGTATTAGAAGGCACAGGTAAACCAAAACTGTTTATTTCCTCTGTTTGTAAGAATTTAATCTTTGAATTTGAGGCATATCATTACCCTGAAGAAAAAGAAGACCGCAATGCTACCGAAATGCCCATAAAAGAAAATGACCACGCCTTAGATGCCCTTAGATATTTGGCACTTTCTGTACACAATACCAATCGCGCTACCGTATTCAAGCCATCATTCTATACTAAAAATAAAAAACGTAAATAACACTTACTTTATAAGGGTATAATATACTTATGAACTATAATTCAACTAATAATGAAGTTAAAAAGAATTCTTCTAAAAAAGACCCTGTAAATATTGTAGTTAGTGCTTATGATGAACACCGCACTTATGCTGAATCTAACTATCACGATACATGGGAAGATGCATGGAATGTATTTAACTGTAAACGTGTAAAAAAATCATACGATGGTAATGCCGATTTAACTGACCCTATGGTCTATTCATCAATTCGTACCGCACTTGCCAACATCATAGCTGGTAAACCTAAATTCTCTTTCTTCCCTACAAGGGCTGACCAACGAACCGATACCAAAGTACTAAACTCCTTAATGGACTTCTGGTGGGATGTAAATGATATGGATATCGTATCTGTTCCTTGGATTAAAGACGTATTAATCTATGGTACTGGTGTATTATTCACCCACTGGGATATGACCAGACCTAAAATCTTCCATCAACCACTACGTGACTTCTTTGTAGATCCTATGGCTACTCGACCTGGTGCACAAACTGATGCTCGATATATGGGTAGACGCTTTTTAGCATCTAAAGATGAACTCAAATCTTATAAGATGTTCGATATTGAAACAGGACAATTCAAACCTCTATATGAAAACATTGATGAAGCCGGTATGGAAGCAAGTGTTGATGATGAAGATTTCGATAAAGATACAAAAGATATGTTTATGGGTTCAACAGTTAATCGTGCTCAAGCTAAACAGATTGAAGTTATTGAATACTGGACTAAAGACCGCGTAATTACTATTGGTAACCGTTCTACAGTATTAAGAGATACCAAGAACGAACTAGGTTGCTTCCCATTCATTGTTCAACGAAACGACATAGATGGTTCTTTGTTCTATGGTAAGGGTGAAGTTGAAAACAACATTGACCAGCAAGAATACCTAAATGACCTTATTAACCAGTCACTAGATAACATGACCTATTCACTAAACAATATGTGGCGTGTTGACCCAGCCTTTGCTGATATGGCAGATGAAATTGAATCTATACCTGGTGCAGTTTATGCCCTACCTGATGGTGCTTTATCTGTTATTGATAAGCCAGTACAAAACTTTGCAGTATTCCAAGAACGCAATGCTATAAAAGAAACTATTCGAGAAACTACCGGTATTGACCAAGTAGTTAAGGGTGTAGGTCAGGGTCGTGGTAATGCAGACATTACTGCTACTGAAGTATCTCAACAGGTACAATCAGCTCAGACTAGCTTCTCAATGAAACTTACTATGCTAGAAAACGAAGGCTACAAGTATCTAGCCTATGTCTGGCTTAAGATGGCACAACGATATATGGATAACACTGCTCTAGTACGCGTTGTAGGCCCAGAGGGAGCTCAATTTGAAGGAATTGACATAGATGAATTCCAAGGTAACTACGAAGCTAAAGTGCAGTTAGACGCCACCACAAAGCGTCTACAGACCGAAGAAATCAAACGCTATCAAGCACTTTACTCATCATTGGCACAAAACCCATTAATTGAACAAACTGAACTTACTAAGATGATAATGGAACGTGTATTCGAACTAGACAAAGATGAAGCAGAACGACTACTTGCTCCACAAGGACAACCAGGTGGCGAAACTATGCAGAATATGCAACAGGTACAACAGGGTCAGCAATTAGAACAGCAGGCTATGGAACAAGCTATTCAGCAACAACCCCAATTACAACAAGACATGACTGGTGGACAGCCAATGCCAGAAGCTGGTATGATGTCACCAAATGCAGGAATCTAAAAACAATCAACAAGATAAACAGACGGCTAAAATAAAAGCCAATTATTTATCTATGTTCAAATCAGATGGCGGTAGACATTTATACCGCAAGATACAAGAAATGGAACAATCAGCCTTAGATAGGGCTGTAGCTAGTGATGATGAATCATCTGCTATGCATGCTATCTACGAAGTTAGAGGACTTAGAAGATTGCGAGCATATATTGACATAGCTACCGATAATAAGCTAAAGTAGTATTACAATTTCGTTTTAAGCGAGAAAGCCCCATAATAGTCGAGGGGCTTTTTCAATATCATACAAAACAAAGCACTTGACAAGCTGTATAATAAAAGGGCAAGTATATTAACAATTAAACGAGGAGAATTCGTGGAACAAGAACAGACCACAACCGACACTGGTGTTCAACAAACTAATGGCGCTGAACAAAGTACATCACCAAGTACCGAGTCAGCACAACCTGAGGTAGAACAACGAGTAGAGGCGGAAAGCAATGTAACCGAAGATTCCAGCCCTGTGGAGTCATCTGATTCATCAGATAGCACTTCTAATGATGATTTGTCTAAATGGGCTGAAAGTAAGGGACTTAATTTAGAAGACCCTGAATCAGTACAAAAGCTCGCCAAATCTTATCGGGAAGCCGAAAAGAAACTACACGAGACTACACAGACTAAATCAGAGTTAGAAAAGCAACTGGTACCACCTGGTAATGAATATCAATTCACACCTGATGGTAACTTAGATGTGTATTCAGAAGTACAAAATGTGAAGACGCAGTTAAACCTGCAAAACTTCTACATGGAGAACCCTGATGCTCGCACCTATGATGAGAAGATGGCAGAAATAGCCTTAGAAAAACCAGAACTTGGATTATATGCCAAGAACTCTGGAGATTTTTCTGTCTTACTAGCATTAGCTAAACAAGGTGATGAAAGACAGCAAGGTGGCAGGGAAGCTTTGCAAAAACTTGCGGATAAACAACAAGCTGCCGTGGCTGGAGCTGCTGCAAGTGTACCTGTTGGAAATCAACCAAAAGTAACCCGAGCTGTTATGCAAGAAAGACTTGCTGCCGGTGATACAGAATGGTTCGACCAAAATCAGGACACAATTAACAGCTTAATGGCAGAAGGCAAGCTTGAGTAAACCAAACACATTAACAATTAAAAAAAGGATATAAATTACTATGGGTAATGTAACTACAACTACCGCAGCTAATTTTATACCAGAAGTTTGGGCTGCAGACATTCAGAAGCACACCAAGGCTAATCTAGTTCTTGCTGACCTCGTTAAGAGAGCTGATGCTGATGTCGCTCAATTCGGTGACAAAGTTCACTTTCCATTCCTAGCAGAAGTTGCTGCTCGTGATAAAAGTGCTGGTACCGATGTAACTTTTGACGCTGCAACAGAAAATGAAATACAATTAGATATTGACAAGCACAAATACTTCGCTTTCGTAGTCGAAGATATTGTAAAAGCTCAGAGCAAGTACGACCTTCGTGCTGCTTACACTGAAGCTGCTGGTTATGCAATGGCTAAGGCTATTGACAGCTCTCTAGCTACACTAGCTACCGGTCTTTCACAGACTGTATCAGCTGGTGCTGCTCTTGAAGACGTTGACGTAATCGACGCTATTCAGACTTTGGATGCTGCTGACGTTCCACGAGAAAATCGTGCTTTCGTTATTCATCCTGAAGCTATGGCTGATCTACGTGCACTAGATAAGTTCACTCGTTACGACGCTGTTGGACAAAATGGTGTACAGAACGGTCGTAACAATGGTCTAGTAGCTAACGTATATGGCATCGACGTATACATGACTACTCAGATTACCACTACTGCTGGTACTCCTGACCTTCTTAACAACATGATGTTCCACCGTGACGCTTTCGTTGCTGCTATTCAAGTAGCTCCTAAAGTAGAAAGTGAATACTCAGTTGACAAACTAGGTTTCAAAGTAGCTGCTCACACTATTTTTGGTGTAAAAGAACTACGCGATAACCACGGTGTTCGTGTAACTCTACAAAGCTAATAATAATTAGCATTTAGCATAGCTAACTAATTAACCCCCAAATGGGGGTTTTTTAGTATTGTATAATTAAAATATAAATTAATTAAATTTATTTAAGGATAAAAATGAGTCAAGCGACAAGACAATACGAAAATAATAGCAAAGTTCAGCTTAATAGTTTATCTACTAAAATCGCTGGTGAAGATTTAACCAACGATGTATTAAAGATTAGAGATAACGCTACTTACACTAACATTACTGCTAGTGCATTGATTAAGACTGGTGCAGGCGTACTTAAGGGTATTGTAGTAAACTCTCACTCTTCAGGAACACTTAAGTTATGGGATAACACTGCTGCTTCAGGAACTGTAATATTTAACACTATTACTTTTGCTGCTGGTCCTAACTTTATTAAACTACCAGCTGTAGAGTTCTCAACTGGTCTGTATGCAACTATTGGCGGTACTGCTGATATAACCCTACTTTGGAAGTAACAATGGCTAATTACGAAGTCACTGCTACAGATGAAACAAAAGGTCACATATCTTTTGATGTACTTTTAGACGGAGATATTATCCTTTCAGATACCCGTTGTGATGTATCACTAGATGACTTAGAAGCACAAGATGCTGAACTTACTCGTTTCTCAGATGTATTCATAGCTCATTATCAGGCAGAGGAATAAAATGCCAAGGTCTGCTGCATCTGACAGATTAGTAATCAGAGATATGGGCAAATCTGGTTCTTTTAACGGAACTAGCACTTATTGCACTGTTCCAATTACTCCATCACTTACTGCACTTAGTTATGCTTTTTGGACTAAACCTGGAACTAATTTAACCAGTAACGCTCGTATATTAGATTATTCAGATAGTGGTCCAATCAATGGATTTACCTTTGTTTTAAGTCTATCAGGTAGTAGATTTGCTTTTGCTCCAACATTTTTGAATAATTTAGGTAATGTAGGTTCATTTGCTTCTTATACTGCAGTGCCTGGTGAATGGTCACATCACGTAGTAACTTATGAACCTAATAATATGAAATGGTATATCAATGGAACTTTATTTGGAACTGATACTTCTGGAACTATGACTGCTCCAACACAAACTTTAACAATCGGTAGAAGGTCTGCTGCTGGAACAAATCCTTACAGTGGTTTAATAGAAGATTTTGTTTTTGTAAACGGTAGAGCAATGACTGCAACAGAAGTTACTGCTTTAGAAACATCAGGACAGATTCCATCTGATACTACTTGCCATATTAGATTCAATGATAATGTTAATGATGCAACAGCTAATGGCAATAATCTAACAGCTTTTAACATAACTTATTTAGCTGACACACCAGCAAGCACTCGTTCTGCTGCATCTTCTCGTTCTACAGCAACTACTCGTTTAACTGCTTGACAAAAGTAAGCCTAAGCAGTATAATCAAGTCAATAGCCTAGTATTGCACCTACACCTCACAAATAGAAGATGAAGAAGATATACCAGCTGTGACAGCAAGTTGTTTTTCATAAGATTTGTTCACCTAATTAATCTTAATTGAACTTTAAAGACCACGAGTCTTTACGAACTACACTAACTAGGAAAGTGTAGTTTTTTTATAGTCAGGATTAACTCCTATGTGGCAATCGTGACAAAGTATTCTTAGATTAGTCTCGTCAAATACTTTATCAGGAGCTACACTACGTTTAATGATGTGGTCAACCTCAATGTATTCTTTCCACCTACCACAAATCTCACAAGTATAGTAACCTTCAAAGTTCTTCTTACCTTCTAAGAACTTCTTGCGAAACTTAATCCATTTCTGAGACTTTGACTGAGAACCCACGTTCACCCTCACGTTGATAATTGTATTCAAGAGTAATGTTATCGATACTATCGTCTTCAATTACAATACCCTTTAATCCATCCAATGTAGGCTTTGTAACAGCCCAGTTTAAGTTATCAGGGTCGTGTCGTCTTTTATCACCAGTCGTGATTAAAAATGCGATATGAGCCCTCTGAAATGGCTTAGAAGGGCGATTAGCCTTAGCTAACCACCCAACTTTCTCTTGCCATTCTTTTTTTATTTTTGCTTGGACTGCCCAGTGACTACGTCCTATCTTATTTGGACTAGGTGGCAATCCCTTTACTTCAAACTCTATCATTTATTTAGCTTATCATAAATGTTGAGTATGCCTTCTAACTTCCACCACTTCCTACGTTCTTCATTGTGAAGTAGGTTAATTAGATGTGGGCTTATCTTAACCTTACGATTAGTTTTATAGATGTAAAGTTTCATTGCATCACCTGCTGACATTCTACGGATAGCTCCGAGATTGGCTGGTTCATACATTGTTTGTAACGATACAATTCTGCAAAGTAATTTATAAACAATCCTGTAAAAATTACTGCTAGTATCCCTAATGTTACTACTGCGACTCTAAACATTTCACCCTCCTTTAAAAAACTAATGTAAAATTAGTTACTTCAATTAATTTTTTATTTTGTTTTTTTGAATTACATCTTTTACAAGCTGGAAGTAAGTTATTGTTTTTCCATACATGGCTTTCTACATGTTCAATTACTAGAGAATCTCTACCCAATCCACCAAATATCATTTTTTTACCACAATATGAACAATGACCACAGTTTTTGTTGTAAATATATTCTCTAAATCCTTTAGGATATATTCCATATAAATCTCCTGCCTTATGTTCTTTTTGTGTTAATTCTCTAAATAACATTTCACCCTCCCGTTTAATTATTTTTTATCTCTACTAATGTGTGCGTAAATAGTAGACAAAGTTATTGGTACACCATACATAATGCAACCTAAGAATGTATTTGCTACTTCTTCTGCTGACAGATTTGGGTCAGCAAGTCCGTTAAATAATACTAATACTAGAAGTGCTATTGTTACATAATTTGCTATTAATACTGCTAATCTCATTTTAATTCTCCTTCTTCGAGGTCGTGTTCCTCGATATGGTGTTTAATTATTTCTGTTAGTGGTTCACCACACACACTACAGTATATTTTTAACTCGTCCATTACTCATTATCCAAGTCGTCTAACGGTACTGCATAGCAAGCTATCTTTCCGTTATCCTCGATTGGATACTTGCTTATCTTCTCTGCTGTTATAAAATACTCTTTACCTTCTAAGGTTTTGGTCTTGGTAAATATAATTTTGTTATTAGTCTGCACTTTATATTTAGCTATCAAAACCTTTTTATCTTTCCAGCGTGGTTGCCATATTTCAATTGTATTCACGTTACCTCCTATATGATTTAATTTCTCTCTTGGCTGACTCAACTGCGTCAACGTCTATTGGGCTTGGGTTACCTCGTCTGCTTTTAAGACCACCTAAGCGTCCTGCTGGGCGTGCCATTTCGTTGTCCTGAGCAAACCCACCACCTTTAGATTTCTTACCACCTGTTGCACCAATTCGTCTGTAAAAGTCCTCACCGTATTTTTGTTTATTAGTGACACCTGCTTTCAAGCCACCAACTCTATTTCCTGCCATCTTCTTTCTCCTTTCTATATTTAGCCCATCTTTTATTAACTAAGTCTCGCATAGCGTCCGAGTTACCCTTGAGCCATTGGTTATCGTGTTTCGCTATCCTACTGAAATAATCTTCTCCATATTTTTCTTTGATAGTAGCAACCTGTTTCTCGTATTGTTCTTTATTTCTCTTTACAGGCTTTCGTCTTTTCTCTGTTGCTCTATCACCTTCAGGCGTGACTGGAGAACCGTTATCAGGTTTCCCGTCGCCGTGTAAATGTACTTGCATTTTTCGTATGTCTCCCTTTCATTTAATGACTCTGCTTTTGCTATTCTTTCTGCTTCGGTAACACCAACTTCTTTTCGTGCTTCCATAAAAACTACTGATTGTTTCTCACTTGCTTCTTTGTGAAAGGTTGCTATGTTATCTGCTAGGTATGCGTTATAGACTGCTAGTTTGGACATTACATCACTTAACCGTTCTGGGTTGTTCCAATAGTTTTCCTCGTGGATTAACTTACGATAAGTCACTATACCTTTTATAGCGTCTTCGACCTTCATTTATTTATATTCCTGAAGACATCTAACAGGCAAATCTGTTACTGACCAGCTTTTCATATATTTACAATCTCCAAAAAATTGTAAATACAAAACTGCTAATACCATTACAAATGTAAATATTATGGCTGATACTATGAATGTAATAAGTATCCAAAACCAGAAATCTTCTAAAAATGTTGTTATCTTTTTCATTAGAAAATAACATCATCTAGGTTAATTTCATCTTGCTCTGGTGTGTTGTCTGGTACATCTTGTACTGCGTTAAAGAAGTATCTGATGTCCATACCTGTCTTGCCGTTAGACTTTACTTGGAAGGTTCTGCCAATTAGATTAGCTTCACCGTTCTTGGATATGGTCTCTAGTAAAATCCCTAGCTGACTAGCTGATAGGTCTAGAATACCCTTATCTGTTTCCACTCCGTAAATCTTTCTATGGTCTTTTGCCCAAGTATCAGATACTAGCATTTTCTTTGTAGCGTTGTCCCACATTTTCCACTTGTATCCATAAACTTTAGTTACGGTAAAAGTACCATTTACTAAATCACTTAACTTTGTATATTTATTCTCCATATTTCTCCTTTGGGTTATTTGCTATTAAATATATATCGACATAGACAGCCATTAGAAAGAAGTAAATGTTAAACTGCCACCAACCAACAGCTATGCCCATAAAGTAAAAGATTGTCATTTCTCACCTACCAATTTCTTATATGCGTCTGGGTACTGGTTCTTTAGTTTAACCATTGCCATATCTGGGTCTAAGGTTATCCAATCAGGATAGCTGGAATACTCGTGGTACTTGTCCTGCCAATCCTCACGGGCTACCCACCTAGGTAAGGTCTTAGACTTTAGGGCTTTATCTACTTCGTCAATTATCCTATCTATCTCGTCTTTAACTGCGTCTGTCTCTACTCTGTGTGGTAACGTCCTTAAATCGTCTGCTGACGCATAGATTATAGTAAAGTGGTCCTTACCCTCAGCTAAGGCATATAAACCTGCTTGTAGGGCGTGTGCGTACTTCACACCACTATATACACGTTGTAGTCCGTCTGCTGTTCTGCGTTGCTTTTCGTTCTCTGGGTCTAGGTACTGATATTGTGAGTTTTTAATAGACTTAACTTCATATATCTCTCCGTCTTTAATAGCGTCAATCATACCTACACAATTACGATAGCTAACTTCTTTTTGTTGTTCGTCAGGTTTTAATAGTTTAATGATGTTCTCCTCAACACTATCACCTCGTCTAAAAAGACCTAGGGCATAATCCTCGTTAGGTTTTTGAGGGACACCAATTATCTTTAATACCTGTTCTAATAGAGGTTTGCCTAGCTGTCCTGCTGATAGCTTTCCACTAGGCTCGTGCTTAGCACTTTCAACCTCGTATTCGTGTCGGATAGTAGCAATAATCTTGCGTCTCAATCCGTCATCTAATTTACTTTCTATCATTTAACATCTCTCCCAATCGTTCGTTTAACTTCTCTATCTCTTTGTACTCGGCTACCATACTATCTATTTCTTTTTGTTGGTCGTCTGCTAGGTCTTGTAGTTCGTCCTTGACTTCATTAAGTGATTTCATAGCACTATTAACTACTTCTAGCATTTTGTCATAGTCTTTCACTAGACCTCCTCTCTTACATAATCTTCATACTTGTCATATTCTGGATAGGTAACGACATCTTCACCATATGCTAAACAATCGACACACGTTGGCATAGAAAAATCCTCATAATCTATTTCATAGTGTGGACACTCGATTACTTCGTTACAATCCTCACACCTCATAGGGTGCGAGTAGTCCCCAATTACTTCGTCTGTCTGGACTAGGTATGGGTGATTACACTTCATATTTATTTCCTCCCGTTTATTTAATATTACATAAGCATTGTATCGTATATACGACACATTGTCAATAGACTTTTATAAAGTTTTTTGTTATAATAGCTAAGTTCCCCCACCAGTTTTACAAACCCGTTTTCTGGTGCGGGGTTTTTTAGTTGATTAAAATAAATTATTGTGCTAGTATTCTAATTAACACGTTGGACACTCAAATAAAGGAACGTGTATAAAAAACTGCCTTTGGCCCACTGTGACGTTTGACGTTGTAGGGTAAACGAGAACATAAAAAGCAAGTTCTTCTAGAAAACTTGCCTAATACGTACTAACTTATTGCTAGCATTTGTTGGACACTGAGTATAGTTTACGTGTGTTCTAGCACTTTGTCAATTTAATAACTACACTAACTTTAAGGACACACCTTATTCTATTCTCTGTTATAAGGTAAAGGGGGTAATGTTCGTTCCGAACTTTACTAATCGTTTAACCAAACTCCAGTGTTCTTAAAATGTTTTATGTTAGCTTTTAACTTCTTGTAATGTTCCCAAGTCTGGTCAGGGTAAAATATATTTATCACCTGTTCAAACTCGGGCTTGTTACTACAAACTATAAAATCCTTTCCTTTCCACTTAAAAGAACCCTTAGCAAGTAACTTACTTAAGAGTTCTTTATCTTTTATTTCAAGCCAAGTCGGCTTAGCTTTGTTGTATTGTACCCAGATACCCACTTTTGCTTACGCTACCTCATCGATTATATCGTAAATATCATTGTACATATTTTGTGCTTCCTCTGTATATGTTACGTCCCCTTTTTCATCTATAAAACTATGTGTTTCATTTTCCCAATGGTTTTTATTCCAGATATAATCTAATATCTCACTTGCCAATTCAGCTTTTGTATCGCTACTCATTTGTCCTCCTTTTCATTTAATAATTGTTGCAACTCATAGCGTTCGGCTTTATCTAAGCCTGATACCTGTTCTTTTTCCAGCAGATATTTTAATCGTTTTAACATTCACCACCGTCGCCTTCTGTTAATAGTTCTGCCATTTCCCATAGGGCATAGTAAATATTTGCTTGTTGTGTTTCTTGGTCGCAACCAGCATTTTTTTCTAGTATTTCACCAGCGTAATCCCATAAGCCTCCAGCGTGTTTCTCGTCATTGTCCCTTGTCAATTCACCACTGATTATTTGTTCTAAAATATCTTTCATTTTTTACTCCTTTATATTAAGTTTTCACTAATTAAGTATTTACTTAAATTGTTTAATTGTTCATTTGTCGGTTTATTCATAAAATAATCTGTCCAAACTGCTTTGTTATTCACACTTATCTCAACGCTATATTGCCAAGTTTCATCACCATTATCATCACAATCAACTTTATTAACTTTATAATTCATTTTTTACTCCTTTATTTCGCCAAGTATTTTAATTATTTTTGTCAATTCAATATTGCTGATATTCATTTTTTTTGTATTGCCATTATCACTAAATAATTTAATCTTAAAACTTACACTATTTTTAGTACTATCTAATAAATTATTTATTTCATAATTTCTAAACTCTTTATTATTCATTTTTTACTCCTTATTCTAAATAGTTAGTTATTTTGCCTGTCCATATAGGCTTAAGTTCGTCTAAACTTTTACCAAAAACCTTTTCGCACGCTTCAATTTTACAATCGCCATACTCCTTGTATATCTGCTCGATTACATCGTCTCCGTAATTATCGTCGGTTGCATAAACCTTATTACCGTCGGGTAAAATTACCCTGTTAGTTATGTTGCTTGCCATTTTTTATTCTCCTTAAAAATTATTTGCTATGTTTTCAATTTTATTTATAAACATCTGTTTTAATTTATATTTTTCAGGGTATGTTAAATCTGTATTATTTACTTTATCTTCAAAAATCCTTAGCTCATTTTGTCCAGCATTTTCATAAATACCATTTTTGTTTATTTTGTTCTGTAAATCTCTAGCCAACTTGTCAGCTAATTTTTCTAATTTGTTAATCATTTTTTGTTCTCCCGTTTAATTTATTGCACCCTTAGTATAATGTATCGTATAAAATAAGTCAACCCCTTTTATAAACTATTTTTAAAAACCCCTTTTATTTAATCTGTAAAAAACTTAATTAAGGGCGTATTTTTAATAACTTGCCTAAATAAAAAAACTTAAAATACCCCCTTTTATATATTGCCTAAGCATTTAAACCCCTTTTAATAAATAATTAAAATACCCCCTTTTATATGCGGGGGCGTTTATTTAATAAATAACTATTTAATCTTATTATATCAAGCTTCAGCCCCTAGATATAACCTATCTTATAGCCTATTTTAAGCCCGTTTAAAGCGTTTATTTTACGGGGGTTATACTTTATAACTTTATAAATAATACTACTATGACGCACAATAATTTTATAGATATACAAAAAGACAGGGCAATTATACCCTGTCAATTTGTATTTTATATTCTTGGTTTTAGACTTAAGCCGTTTATTTTGTAGTAATCATCTGTAAAATCATAAATACTTTGTTTTTCGTC